TTGGAAAGTCCTCTTCTTCCAACATCATAGCATATCTCATGGCATCATCCTCCTCATCAAAGAGGTAAAGCACACGTTCACCATCTTCATTTGCGACGGAGTATGCACCCTCGTCTTCTTTTCCTTCGATGGTGAGAACGAACACTAAACTACCTCACATGCTTCTTTGTAGATGTTTCGGATAATTTCTTTTACTGCATTCTTATCTATATCAGTTTCAGATTCATCAAGGTATCTACTGAGAATGGAAAGAGTATCTTCTGATTGTTCAATATTGAATTCCTCACTCTCATCAAACGAAAAATTCTCAACTACTTTAAGATCAAAGACACCTGCGTCCATGAGTTTGTCAACATACTTTTCAAACTCTTTTGGATTTGATTTCTTTCTTACAATAAGTTTGACAATCTTATCTTTATATTGACCAGCGTCAAGCAGAGCAGCTGCATCATCATTATAGTACAATCGATAAAACATTTTGAATGGATTATTGACTGGTGTATGTTCCTTCGTTTCTGGATCAAACAAATGGAATCCACGTACATCTTCTAGATCATTCCAGTAGATCTCATATGGATTGCCAAGATAGTGAATATTGTCTTCCGAACTTCTGTGATGGTAGTGACCTGAATATACTTTCTCAAACTTCTTGTATGGATTCCTGTTTGCACCATGCTCCATCAGGTGCATCTTGTTAGCATAGAATCCCTGCAATTCTAAGTGACCCATAACAACAGGACACTTAGATTTTTTCAACGCTGCATACGTACTCTCTTCATTCTCAGAATTAATCCACGGAACCAGAGCAATGTTGAGACCATGCAGATAAATCTCTTGGTATTCAGAGATTACATGCACATTGTCATACTCACGTAAAAGAAGATCAACTGCATTGATTGAATTAGTATTCTTGTAGTATGCAGTATGATTACCAACGACAGTGTAAACCTGAATACCCATCTTTTTCAGACGGTCATAGTAATTATCCTTTGCCCATGCAAGAGCAGAGTAATTAATACCCGTTCGATTATCGAACGTATCTCCCATATCAATTACCCACTTAACATTCTTTTCCGCAAGAGTGGGAAAGAACACCTCGTCGTAAAACTTTAAGAAGTAATCGTGAAATAGTTTTGAATTTTTACGAGCACCAAAGTGCTGGTCAGTAATGATAGCAACAGTCACGAACGAAGTTTGATATGCACGTTATCCTTAATGCTATTATAGTTGGAATAGTTGTTTCCGTCAAGGGTGTTGTTATCGACAAACACTTCATCAAAACCAGATCTTTCGAGGATCTTGTTCTTGATTTCCATCTGTTTCTTCTCTCTTTGAATCCTTCTCAGAAAAGCGTAATGAATGATCTGAGTGAAGTATGCAAAAGGATTCTGTGATTTCTCTGGATTGAAGTTATTAATATACTGAATACAGTTTTCAATACCATCACAAACCATGTCATCTTTGAACATGTAGTTGACAAAGTTTGGTTTATATGAAAGGTGAGTTGCGATCTTTAAGAAACACTCACCGAGATAATTTGTAATTCTTGGTTTATTAGGACTCTTCCAAGTTTTTAATTCTTGATCTGTGATACCTGGGAACTCTTTCTCAGCAGCTTCACGAACTTGTCTTTTATACTCAATAATGGCAGCAAGAAACTCCTTATTGTTGACGTAATGTTCAGATCTCTTGCGTGTCCTTGGCATATTAGTAATCAGCATATGTTACTACCATAACAATTAATAATATTATACCATACTTTCAGGGCTTGACAAGTATCTGAAATATGTGTAGACTGCCTTTGTTAAGGTTAAAGAGAACTCATAGCTTATAGAGTTTTTCTAAGACCTCTTTTGCATCAATTACACTAGATATATAGCCCATTTCTCTGTTTAGAGATTCTCTACTACTATATGGATTAGAGTCTTCATCAGACTCTCTAATGTATTGTTGATACACACTGATGATTTCTACATTATCACTTTCACTAATGGTGAGAACTTTATTCATATCAAGAATAAACATGTCATCAGATGCTGTTTTCATCCATGCTTCTACTTTATAACCAACCGTTCCCCATTTCTTCATTTTGATTTGTTCAAGAATCACTGGATTAGAAAGCAACAGCAATGTTCTTTCATCTTCTTCGCACACAGAAACCTTAGCAAAGATTTCTTCACCAGAAATTAATTTTATTGATGCGTAGAAATCGTCTTCCATAATCATTTTAAGTTAACTGTGATAATGTCATAATTGAAACTCTCCTCGTTGTAGATTTTGATTCTTTCAATTAAATGATTCAAAGTGTAATTCTTTCTAGAATTATGTGTACAGTCATCTGCGATGTCAAATAGAACTGCTTTTACTTTGTTACTCCCTTTTCTAAGAACTCGTCCAATGCTTTGAAGGTTTCTGATCCGAGACTTACTTGGAGAGGCGAAGATAACATTATGGAGATTTTTAATATTGATACCAGTAGAAAATGTTCCATAGGATGCTACAATGATAGCATTATCTTCTCTCTCGGTAATCTCCCTAACTAGTTCACGTTCAGAAGCATCTACTCCTCCATGGATGAAGAATACCTTTCTGTTTTCACTTGCTTTTTTGTTATTTATTTCCTCGTAAAGGACTGCTCCATGGCTTTCGACTCTTGAATATAAGACGAGAGTATTTCCTTTCAGGTCTAATGCAAGGTTCGTAATAAATTTATTTCTCTGCTCATGTCCAATAATATATTGAACCTCATCCTCAAACGTTTCAAATTTTTGTGGGGGGTGTTTGAGAAGAATGCAATTAATATCCAACTTAGAGAGGAATCCTTTCTCCATCAATTCTTCTGTTCTAATAATTTTATATGCTGGACCAAACAAACCTTCTAACACCCACTTATGAGTCTGTGTGCCATCTAGCGTACCAGTAAATCCAAACCTATGTTTTGCAGTATGCAACTTAGTCATGATCTGAACAAGAGACTTTGACTTGAAGAGGTGTGCTTCATCTCCAATTACAACGTCAAAACGTTCAAACCACTTACGTTCTAACTTATAGATAGATTGCCAGGTGGTAATTACAATTGGACGATCATCATTCTTCTCACGACCACTATAAATTCTATGGCAGTGGTTCTCTGCGTCCCAGCCATATTCCTCAAAGTCCTTATACATCTGCTCTACCAGACTTGTCGTGGGAACAACTACCAGGATATTTTTGTTCTGCTCAGTATAGTATCTTGCAAGAGAATAAATCATCAGAGATTTGCCTGATGCAGTGGGAGATATCAATAATCTTCTATTGTGTCGCAGAGCATCGTATATTCCCTCGATTTGGTATTGCCTTGGTTCGTGGACAGAGATAGATCTGACGTAATCTTTTACACCTTCTTTTGATATCTGCTCATTTACTTCAAAGGGTGTTCCAAAAAATTTATTATCAATGAACTTGTATTCGTATCCGTAGCGTTTGCAAAATGATACAAGTTTGTCTAACAAACCAACATAGATCTCGCCTGTTGCCGTAGAGAAAAGGCGAATCTTTCCATCCCAGTATTTGTTTCTATACTGAGGCATAAACTTTGCACCAGGAACCTCAAACGTAAACTCTTCTGAAAGTTCCTGGTAAACATGCGGTTCCGCACTTATTCTAAGATATACTTCGTTCTTCTTTTCAATACTAAGTTCAACCATAACCAGCGATGAATTTTGACCATTCAATCGCATTCTTAATTTGATAAGTTCTATTGGAGATCTGTTTAAGAATGCTCTCAATATAATTTAGTTGAGTTTCATAGTAGTCAATTTTGAGATTGATCTGACTCAACTTTTCATCCGCGTCCAGATATTTTTGCATCGTATCTTTGTCACGAATTTTTTTAGGGAATGGATTCTCCACATAAACATCAGGATCTGCTTTTCCACTAAAATACTCATATCGTTCGTGTCGAATGTTTTTTCTTTGCTGCTCTGCTTTCTTTCTCAGTAACAAAGTATTGTTGAACAACTCATGATACTTTGCATGAAGAACAGGAATGTTCAGCGATTCGTCGTGTAGATTGTCTTTGTCAAGTTGTGAGTCTTTCTCCCACATGCATTGTATATCATCAAGATTCATAAAGGATTGCCAGCCAAATCAGTGATAGTATAGACAGTATACTTGAAAGTGACCTCTGCTGTAAAGTAGTCAACGTCAGTTGGGGTAGCATCAAAGTCCAAAGTTGTCAAGGAGATAGGGAACATACCTTTAAACTTGACCAAGAACTGTGGATTCAGAGTGCTATTGAGAA